ATGTAAAAATATCCGAATTAAATCCTTTTGAAATATAATTATTCAAATTTCTCAACACCATTTTCATCAATAAAATGCAAAACAATTTTTCCAAGGCTTGTTGTGTATTTTCTAAATATTTTTATTTTACCAGAATGTATTTTTCTGTGACATTTACAACAAACAGTAACCATATTTGCTTCTTGATATTTCCCACCATCTTTACCCTCTATTATTCTGTGAACATCCAACAAATTATAATCTGATTCTGTACAAAAATAACATTTTTTATCGCACAGTTTTTTGATTTGTTTTTTGCTTTTTTTGCTACGCATATAAAATTATAAAGACACATAAACATAAATAAAATATGTCGTTTAAAAATTTTTTTAATTCTGATTCAAATCGCTATGATTCTTATGTTTCAAAGTTAATTAAATGCACTCCAAAAACTGCAATTTCAACACTTTGTACAAACGAATATCCTATTTACAGAGCAACAATCAATCCTAACAAAGACAAAACAATATTTTTAGTTGGTGGTATTCACGGAGATGAAATTGGCGGTATCACAGGAATTTTAGATTATCTTGAAAAACAAAACTTTCCAAAAAACATAACTCTTGAATTTTTTCCTGTTTTAAACGCCACAGGTTTTATATCAAACTCAAGATTTACTGATGATGGTAAAGATTTGAATAGAGATATGTGTCAGCATATTAAAAATCCAGAAATACAAAGCATTTTAGAATTAGCAAAAAAAATAAAACCAGATTTGTTTTGGACACTTCATGAGGATGGTTCCAAAAATGGTTTTTATGCTTACTATTCTGATGAGACTAAAAAACCATTATGGGACAGAATTGCCAGAGAAGCTTCAAATTATTTTCCAATTATAAACGGTGATGTTCATGGAGACAAATGCATCAATGGTTTGATTTCTCATCCTAAATCGAAAAGATTGCACTCATCTCCAAAACACAAATGCTCTTTAGAAAATGGAGTTCATGATATCGGTTGTCCGTATTTAACTACTGAAACACCTATGCAAGAAAATTTAGCCAAACGAACTTTACTAAACAGAAAACTTATAGAAATGATTACAGAAGCTTATTCATAACCAGCCATTAGCTTTATAACATCTAAAACTGTTCCGTTTTTTTCAGAATTAATTTTAGATTTTATAGTTTCTTTCTTTTTTGTAGACAAATTTTTATAAATATCTAAGTTTTGTAATTTAGACAAAAAATTTTGTTTATTTAAAGACTCAATCGGGGTGGAAGCACCTTTATCTACATCTAAATTCATAGCATTCAAAACAATATCTAAAAAATCACTTAATTTTTCTTGTCTTGCTTCTACCCAAACCTTAAATGATTTCATATTTTATCCTTTTGTTAATCTATATATGATAATGAATAATTTTAAAAAATTTATAAATTTGAAAGAATGGGCTGATTTTGGTTTTGGATCTAGACTAAAAAAACCCATGGGTGGCACTAAACCTATTGAGGGCCATTTGCCAATAGATATTATTCATTCTGGTAAAATATTAGCTGAAATATTATCTTCTTCAGACATTGGGCAATATGTTGCAAATCCTAAATTTGAAAATCTTATTGAATGGGGCAATGATGCTGGTGCTTTACAATTGCATTTAACTCCTTTGGGATCTTACAAAATAATTGCTCGTAGAAAATTATTTGACGCATCTGGTGAAGAAAATTGGATTTGCAAAAAAGTATTCCCTCTAGACGAAGGCTATGTAAATACAAAAGAAGAAATATACGCTTCAAATATTCATAATTTTTTGGTCGAACTTAATGAAGAAATGATTGACTCTCCTAATGTTCAATATAAAGATTTCAATAAATTATCTTTGAAAATATTTTCAAATGTAAGAAAAGTTTATCCTTCTTATTGTATGTTTCCTGTCGGTATGTATAAAAAAAATGAAAATTATCACAAATATGTATTTGAATTTCGTGGTCATGGAGTAGAAGCACCTTCAGGATTAAGAGCAGAACAGTTTAATATAGATTTATTATGGGACCCAAAAAAAGGTTTGATTCGTTGTTGGGGTTATGACATAGATTCTACTACCAGACAACATTCATGGAAAGTTCAACCTTCCGAATGGGACGAATGGTTTTCTCCTACTCAAGAAGCAAACGATATAATTGATTGTATATCTAAAATATTCATGACATACTAGGTGTTAAATGAAAAGCATAACAAATATATTATTGGCTTGTTTGTGTATGTTTTTAGTTTTTACGGTTATCAATAACACAAGCAACAAAGAAACAGTATTTATAAAACCAACATCTAAAGATATTGTAAATCAAAATCAGAATTTTTTTGATGAAATTAAGCAACAAGCAACAAAAGAAAATAAAAACATTATGATTCTTTTTGGAGCCTCTTGGTGTGTACCATGCCAGAAAATGGAGCATGATACATTGTTTTCAATACGCAGTAAAAATGCTTTAGATTCCAAAAATTTAATTTTGATAAAAATAGATGTGGAAAAACATCAAAATCTATCTGAAAAATACAACATAAAAATGTTACCAACATCTATAATCGTAGATGTCAACGGCAATGAAATAAAAAGAAAAACTGGTTTTATGAGTATTCGTGAATTTGTAACTTGGATTACAAGTTAAATTCATAATCAAAAAGATTTTCAAAATATTTTATTACTGATTCATCTATTCCACTTTTATAAATGTTCAAATCAAAATGAATTTTTTTCATCTGTAAATTTTTTGAAATTTTTTCAAAAAAGGGCGATAACACCAAATAGTAGGGTGATATTCTGCCAAGATTTATATGTTGATATAATTCTCCGTTTTTTTCTATTTCTATAAATTTCTCAAAATTTATAACATCTCCATAAGTTATTTTGAAAAAATCTCTAGTTTTTTTAAGCAAATCATTTATTTTGCTGGTGTTTTTCTTTGTTGTGGAAACTTTACTTCTAATTTGAACAGTAGTGTCATATTTTTTCTTCCATAACTTCCATCTTTTCCATGCTTTATCGCCTATAAGACAATTTACATCTATAAGCGGATGTCCTTTATCTAAACTAATATGTTTTAATATATCCAATTGCGCTCTAACATACAGCTTATAATCATCATCCTCAATAAAAGCTTCTGTCTCTCGTACTAATTTGTAACAAACCTTAAACATTAAAGTTTTTCTTGGATCACCTTTAGCTACCTTTCCATGATTGTATTTTGGAAAAATTTTCCTGCTAAGTTCCATCCAAATATTACAAACCTTTAAGGCTTTAATTTCCAATTCATTCATATTGTGTTTCTTGTTTAAAAAATTTAAATCGAACATATTAATTTACTCTTTTTTTCAAAATTCATCAACCAAAATTTATTTTGGTATGTTTTGGTTTTTTAATTATATAAAGATAAATATTACAAATGCTTTTAAATCATTTTTACAAATTTATTGTTCTTTTGCCACCTAGATGTGCCTCGGAGTCTATAAAAGCCACATTGTTAAGCAATATAAATAATTTCAAAATAAAATACACACCTACGCCTCTTAAAAAAATTAATCATCATCATACCCTTTTACAAGATAATTGGGTTGAGAATATTAAAGATTATGTAATTTTTTTACCATATAGACCTTTAACATCTTGGGTAATATCGTGTTATTCCAATTATGCTACGAACTTTGAAAATAAAGTCGATTTACTGAATATTGAAGATTTTATATTGATAAATAATGGTGTTGATAACCGGTATGGCCCAAGCATGAAGGGATTTGACTGGTTTGCTCATTCGCCTCAAAACATGTTATTGAAATGTGGAAAATTAGAAAATTTTAAAAAAATCATTCCTATAAAATACAATCAATATTATTCAGAATTTTATTTTCACATAAATACACTTTTTGGTCCTATTCCTCCATTTAAGAAGGAAATCTTTCATAAAAATTCATTTCATTCAAGAATGTTATCATTCAATGCGATGTATGAAAAAGTGTTGATTGACCTTTGTTGTCCTCTTGGAAAAGATTTTGAGGAAAATTTGTATTGGAAAATCAATGGTTGTAAATTATAATACTTTCAACTTGTCATAGAAACTTTATTTATTACTAAGAAGGAAGCTTACTCTTCCCTTTTGATTTTTTGTTGAGATACCCCAACATTTAGTCATCTGTAAAAAACTTGAGCAGCCTTCGCAGGTAAGTCTTTGTAGTGTTAAACACGAATGGCGCAACGAGAGCCATTGTTATGCTCGAATGCCAAGTCATCCGCAGATGTGTCAAAAAATGCCGACTCTCATTTTGCAGACAAGAAATGGGAACATCTGTGAGTTATAAGGCTACATTGGTATCAAATGTTTTAGTAAGTAGAATCTTATGATTGTCATAAGAATTCAAACTGTGAGTTAACTGTTGGATCAAATGAATTACGCTATGTTTAAACACAGAAATAGTTCAAACGATTCTATTATGAGTAGTAATAATATTATTCATTTATAGTAACAGCAGCTTAACTAAGTCGGCAACTCGGTTTAAAACAATTTAATATAAAAGTAGTAGAAATATAAACTAAAAAAAATTTTTGTATTGTTTTAAGTGTAAGTCGTGGTAGACTTTAGGAATGAGTTTGATGCATCCAAGCCAAATTGTTAAGCTTTTGCTAGATCATTTTCAAACAGGTGCTGTTTTTATAGCTTCTGTGGATGGTGTTTTGGATTTTACAAATAGAGAAAAAGCTAAATCTGTGAAAATTTTATTGTCCTCAAACTCTGGCAATCATGAAATTCCGATTGCTGATGATTGGTCTGCTAGAATTTTCGCCAAAGCCTTAATGAATTGTTGTGAAGTTGGAAAAAAATTGTTGGCTTGGGATTGGAAATCCATTGTGTCTTTTTTTCTTGGTATGTATGGAATTAAAATTCAAGTAAATGGAACAATAATTGATCTTAAAATATTAGAAAGTTACAACGACACTAAAAACGAAAAGCCTGTAAATTTTTTGTCATTTATGAATCGTTTGAAGCAAGTTATGCTTTCAAGCAATTGGTCAAAGATAAATCACATTTATAAAACCGTGCATTTGCCTTTGGTTCTAAATGTAATTCCAGACCTCGAAACTGTAGGTATACTTACAACTGAAAAGCTTCATGCTCATTATGAAATTACTGGACAAGAAAACGGCAGAATGTTGTGTTATAAGGCTTTTACAAGAGCATATGTGCCTCATGTTATCACTCCTGAACAAAAAGAAACATTAAAGCCTTTGGATTTTGAAAGTGTGTTTGTTTATATGGATTATAAAAGCATGGAAGTTAAAATGTTGGGTTGGCTATCAAAAGATAAAGAAATAAATGAGCTTTGTCAAAGTGAAGACATTTACAAAAGTGCTTATGAGAAAATTTTAAAAACTCCCTGCGACACTGAAGAAAAAAGATCATTATGTAAAAAGTTTCTACTTCCTGTGTTTTATGGAATGAGTGCTTATGGTATTTCTGAAAAAATTGGTTTGCCCATGAAAACATCTGAAGCGATTGTTGATAGAATTAAAAATATATTTTGCACATCTTACGCATGGATTGAAAGCCATCAAAAAAAAGCAGAGTCTGATAAAAAAGCGGAAGATTTTTTGGGAAAAATAAGAAATTTTCCTGACAAATTTTATAGAGCAAGAAATTTTGCTGTGCAATCTCCCGCAGCAATATTTTGTTTATATAAGCTTGTTGATCTTTATGAATCCTTGAAGGATTTGACAAAAATAGCATATAATGTACATGACGGATATATGATTTATTCGAGAAAAGATAAACTTAAGGAAGTTATATTAAATTCTCATAAATCGCTGATCTCTGAATGTAAATTGTTTCCAAATCTAAACATGAGTGTGTCATGTAGTGTTGGAAGGAAATTAACGGAGATGAAAACTATAAAATTACCAAGTAGGAAAACATGAAGAACATATGCCAGTCTTTTCCCATTACAACTGACGAGTATGATCATCTTACAAAATGTTTTGGTAAATTGTGTTATTACGCTGCTCATCAACTTGAAAAGAAGAACACGAAAAACAACTACACTGATGATTTTGAAGATATAAATCAAGAATTACAACTTTCTATTATTCGTGCTGGTTCTTATTACAAAAGACAGATTTATATTGAAAAATGTCTTTCCATTGTTGGTCAATTTAATTGCGATTTCTTTATAGGAAAAATTATAAATAAACTTAATGATTTATGGACAAATAGAACTAGGCACGGAGCAAACAGACAAAAGTTTGGTTATAAGCAAGAAAATATGTTGGACATAATTGTTAAATCAATAGTTCCTAAAAAGGCAAGACCTGACAGACACGCAAAATTAAAAGTAGATACAAAATTTTCAACATACTGCAAAGCCATTATTTGGAATGGTCAAAAAAGTATGGGAAAAAAGATTACAAGGGAAAAATCTATAAGATCGGGGCAGGTATCTTTGTCAGAATATGATTATTTAAATGGCGAATAGCTATCTTAAACTAACGGAGTGGAGCAATAGGTTGCCGGGTCACAATTATAAATTTTTTCCAAACCCAGTATTGCAATCCTCCACTCCTTCTAAAATTTATGCGTATAGTATACATTCTAAATGAATTTTGGTTTTATCTCACTATGGCAAAGTGCAGTTTAATTACTTTGCGTAGGCACAATCCAAAAATTCCTATTGATATTTTTTACATAAAAGATAATAACGAAAACAATCGTAATGTAGGTGGTTTATTACATTGTGCTGGTAAAATACCACAAACATCTACGCAAGAGTTTTTTGATTTTTGCAAATCTATTGATGTAAAAATACAAGTGATAGACAACATTGATATGGGTAATGAAAAAGGTTACTGCTCTGCTCAAAGAAAGTTTTTGATACACGCATCTGAAGAAAAAACTTTGCTTTTAGATGCTGATACTTTTGTTTTTGGTGACATTACTCCTTTTTTTGATTTGTTAAATGAGTATGATTTTGTGGCTGATAAAAATTGTTTTGGAGAAAGATACTCGATGACATACAAGGGCGTAACTATGCGTCCTTTCAATAGTGGTGTTGTTTTGTGGAACAAAGGTTTGCTGCGAGAATATGGTGATAAAGTTTTTGATTTGTGTTGTGATTTAAAAGATGGAAAGCACGAATTGAGTTCATGGTTGTATCAAGTAACTATGAACAAGAACGAGCCTCCTCAAGGAAGGGAGGAGCTTGCTTGTTCTATTTTTGTTCTGGATAAAAATTTAAAATATAAATATTTTTCAAAGCAAGAAGTTCAAACGAACACATATTACGGGGATTGTTTGATTTATCATACTCTGACACAAAATTGGATGGATTCTTACTTTAGATTCAAAGATGTTATTGAAGGCTTGCAGAACAAACAGAAGAAAATTAAATTTACGCTTTTAAAACCTAAAAGAAACTTTACACAATAGATTTTTTGTGATAATTTAGGCTATTCAAATAAGAGGGTAGCCATGAGAGAATTAACACCTGAAGAACAAGCTAAATTAGATTCATATTCTGATCCAGACGCAGTAAAAACTAGATTTGCATGGGATGATACATTTCAAAGACGCATACTTGGTATGCTTCTTATGGATCAAACCATGCTTATTCAGAGTTTAGATAAATTAAAATCATTTTATTTCAGCAATGAAGTGCATGTAACTATTGTAAATATTCTTTTTAAATATTTTGAACAAAAAAGAGTTTTGCCACATATTTCTGTTATGAAACAAGAACTTTTAAGTCATCTCAAAGAAAAAGAAAGTTCAGTTCAATTATATTATGTGACTGAATTGGAAGCTCTATACGATTATTATGTTCCTAATGTTGATACTCGTGAATATTTGTTAGAGCGAGTTACATATTTTGCACGAGTTCAGGCAGTCAAGGTTGCATTTGGAGAATGTGCCAAGAAGATGGCAGAAGCTCCCGAAGATGAAAAGACATGGAGTTTCGTATATGAAAAAATGCGAGAGTCCATGAATGTTGATACAAATTACGAACCGGGTTTGGAGTATTTTTTAAATGTAGATGAAATGTTTAGAAGAATGGATGATCAATTTGAGGGCAAAGAAAGATTCACCAGTGGTTTCCCATCAATTGATGACGCTTTGACAAATGGAGGATTGTTTGCGGGTCAAATAGGAGCATGGATAGGTTTGCCGGGAACTGGAAAGAGTTTAGCATTGGTAAAAGCTGCAGTTGCCAATGTTTTGCTTGGACATAAAGTTTTATATATCACATTGGAAATGGATGAAGTAGGCATAGCACAAAGATTCACTAGTCAATTTACAAAAATTGATATTAATTTATTACGAGAGTGTAAAGATCAAGTTAAAAAAACAATTGCAGAGTTTGGCAAAGACAAAGATGATCAAAATTTATTTATATTAAAACAATTTCCGGGTGGTTCTCTTGATGTTAATGGCATTAGAGGATATTGCTCTAGACTTGAATCTATGGGTTGGAAACCTAATCTTGTGATTATTGATTATGTTGGAGAAATGAAAGATGATCCCACTGTGAAAAAATACGAAAGTGCTTATAGAATACTTAGAGATTTAAGAGGTTTTGGTGTAGAAAAACAGCACTGTACTCTTACATGTGTTCAGCCTAATCAAACCGCTGCCAAATTAGAAATTTCACAATATATTGATGAATCAAACATTGGAACATCATTTGATCAATTTAAGCCACTTGATGCTTTTTGGTCGATTAATCAGCAAACAATCGAAAAAGATGCAGAGTGCGGTAGAGGTTTTGTGATTAAACATAGAAATGGAAGATCAAGATTTCCTTTTAAAATAGCTTTTGATTTTTCTATGGGTACATTAGATATGTATGAAATTAGTGCTGAAACATATAAAGAAAGAATGACTAGGGTGCAAATGCGTAGGAGCGAAGAAATTGCATTCGATACCTACTCTGTTGATAAAAAGAAGAAAAAAGAACACACTAAAAATAGCGTTATAGACGCTGATGAGGAATAATCATGTCAGAAATACCAAACGAAAAAATTAAAATATTTGTCAATAACAAAGAAGTAATTTTAGATCCCGACAACATGAAATTTAATGAGTTCACTTTGTCTGAATATATGGACAAAGAGTATGCTTGGATTGATTATTACGGAAAGCAATTAGAAATTGCAAATAAAGAACTGGCTATTGCCGAGTTAAATTATGAAACCAAATACAATGAATTATACATAGCTCAAAAAGATCTTGGCGGTTCAGATACATATTGTAAAGCAAAAGCCCAATCTAATGGCGAATGCGTTTCTATGTATGAAAAAGTAATAGATAGGCGGTCTGCGGTAGGATTTTTAAAAATGTATCTCAAAGCATGGGATAAAAATCATGACAACGCTCAAAATAGAGGTCACACACTAAGAAAAGAACTAGATAAACTTAACAAAGACATTTATGAACAAAAAGATGATGGCTTATGTAATGCAGAGGACCTTTTAAAATAGAGAGGCGAAATGAATTATAAGATTCGTTGGATGACTAAAAGTGACATGGAGTCAGTTGTTCAAATAGAAGAAAAATCATTTCCTAAACCTTGGAGAAAAAAAGACTTTGTTGATTGTTTACAAGTGACAGGCAAAATTGGAAAAGTTTTAGAAAAAAACAATAAAATTATTGGTTTTATAATTTACGAATTATTACAAAAAGGTTTTTATGTAATAAATGTGGCTATTGATCCTGATTATCGTAGATGTGGTTATGGCAAAGCATTGCTTTCTCAATTAATTGAAAAAATAAAACATTCTACAGACGACAACGATCATAGTAAAAGATATTATGTAAATGCTTTCATATCTGAAGATAAATATGAAGCTCATTTATTTTTTAAAAGCATGAATTTTAAAGCTATATCTGTTGAAAAAAACTTCTTTGCTGACGAAGATGGATATTTTGATGCTTATCACTTTGTGTACAAACTATCAGAACCTAAAGATCAATTTAACTACCCAGCTAATTCTTTTGCACATGATGAGAAATTGGAAGGTATTTAATGAAATGGGACATCAGATTCATAGAATTAGCAAAGCATATTTCTTCTTGGAGCAGAGATCCATCAACAAAAGTTGGGGCAGTTATTTTTGATGATCAAAAAAGAATTGTTTCAATAGGTTATAATGGATTTGCTAAAAATGTAAGAGACGATACGCAAAGATATGCTGACAGAGAAATCAAATATAAAATGGTTATTCATGCCGAAGCAAATGCCATCATGTTTGCACATCGTGATTTGACTGGATGCAGCATAGCAACTTATCCTTTTATGCCATGTTCTGCATGTGCTAGTTTGATAATTCAAAGTGGAATAAAAAGATGTATAGCTCCATCCATTCCCCAAGAACTCGAAAAAAGATGGAAAAGTTCTTGTGATTTGTCTGTTCAAATGTTTAATGAAGCAAATGTTATTTTAAATTTATTTGATTATAAATAAAGATTAATTTATTCAAAAACTTTTGATTTTTGGATTGCCGATGCAATGCTTTGATCCATATCAAGGTATTTGTATTCTCCAAGTCTTCCCCCAAATGTTACATTTGTTGGTCTAATTGAAGCGTATTTTTGGTAAATTTCAGAATTTATTTTATTTCGTATTGGATAAAATGGATCTGGATTTTCTTCATAGGTAGCTGGTAGATCATATGTGATAATGCTGGTAAATGGTTTTTCGTTTTCTTCATAATGTTTTGTGCTTTCTCCATGATTGTAAAAGTGTCTGTGTTCAATGCTTCTCAAGTATGGAGTTGTTTCATCCACATGATTTATAACAGCGTTACCTTGTTGATCACCTAAAAATTCTTTTTTGTCAAATTTAAGTGTGTTGTATTCTAATTTTCCGTAAGTAAATTCAAAAAACTCATCAATTGGTCCTGTGTAAACAATATGTTTTGCCAAACGCATTAATTTTTCTTTTTGTTTTAAAAAGTCAATTCCGAGTTCTACATCTATGCCATCTAACATGTTTTTGACAAGATTGGTGTATCCTTGTTTAGGGATTCCTTGGTGTTTTGTTGTAAAATAGTTTTCATCATAAGTAAGTCTTATTGGCAATCTTTGAATTATTGACATAGGTAATTCTTTAGGCTCTCTCATGTATTGTTTTTTTGTATATCCATAAAAAAACTTTTCATAAATTTCTTGGCCGACCATGGACAAAGCCCATTCTTCAAAGTTGTTGGGGTTTGGGTGTGGTATTATTTTTTTGGCCAAAATATTTTTAGCTTCTTCTGGAGTTTTAACCCCCCAGAGTTGTTGAAGAGTCATTAAATTAATGGGAAATGAGTATATTTTCCCATGACTTAAAACTTTGGGTCTGTTGATAAAAGGCAAAAATTCTGAAAACTCCTGCACAAAATTCCAAATTTCTTGGCTATGTGTATGAAACACATGTGCGCCATATGATGACACATAGTAATCATCTTGTGGCATATCATGAGCAGCACCAGCTATGTGTGGTTTTTTATCTAGGACTAGACAGGTTTTTCCAAAGTTAGTTATTTTTCTTGCAAATGTTGCTCCGAAAAAACCAGCACCAACAATTATAAAATCGTACATTTTTTTCATCCGTGGTTAAAGCATATAATATTTTATGCAAAATTTTGAATCAATTCAAAAAGAAATCAAAGAGTTGTTAAGAAAACAACTTATAAGCGGAAAAATTCTTTTGCAAGATTGTAAGCTTATAGATGAAAATTCTAGAAGAAGTCCAGCGTATAGTGATCCGACCTATGTTCCTTTTTATTATCATTTGGGCAAATTTATAAAACCCAAGAGTGTATTGAACTTAAGTTTTAATTTGGGTTTGCTAGAAAAGTGTTTTTTTATGTCTTGTTCTGAGACAGAATATTTTCTAGCTTTTCATCAAACAGATAAAAATATATATTTCTCTCCAAGAATGGGTTTTTATAATGTTCGCAAATCTTACAAGAATGATTTTGATTATTTTACTTGTGACATCAAAACCGATCATTTTCATACACGAGTTTCAGAGCGTTTGTGGGATGCTGTTTTTATAAATGAAGAAAGTAATTTTGATCATATTTTATATATGTTAGAAACATCTTGGGAACATCTGTCAGAAAGTGGATGCATAATTATCGAGAATGCAATTGATTTAAAGGCGGTCAAACAAGCATTTTATGCTTTTGCAGATAGCATAGGAAGAAATCCAAATATATTTGAAACTAGATATGGAACAGGCATTTTATTTAAGTAGTTACTAGGTTAATAGACTGGGGGATTGCGTGGGATATGAAATAATTTACTCCTATCATGAAAAACAAGATGGGATTTATAATAAAGAAGAAACAAAAACCTTAAAGAAAAAGGTTGGAGATCCATTTGAGGATGTGCCTTTAGAAAAATTGGCAAGTAGTGTCATGGGACAACTTGCTAGGCGAGATATTTTTGTTATTGGTGTTGAAATATTTGAATTGGCTAAGAAAAAAATAAGTTTTAGAGAAACTGATAATGGCGTTGTAATTAAGAACAAAAAATTTTCTTTTGATCAAACATCTGGTGGTTTTTGTGTGCAAGATATAGAGGTTGAAAATCAAGTTTTAACACAAACCGAAAATACACTCGTACCAAAACAAACGCAATATCCTCATGAAAAAATCCAAAAACAAGAACTAACAGCTACTTGTCAAACTTCTAGCAACAGAAGAATAATAGATAATGTGGTTTTTTTTCCAGAGCCTCAAATGATACCAGAAGTGAAAAGCAAAGGTTATAAGTTAACGATGGATAAAAAATATGCAGTTTACAGTAAAACTAGCTCTATTCAAGGAGAGGTTTTGACAATCGTAGATGATGCAAATAAAGAAATTAAAATAAGTGATAAATTTTTTGTTCCAGCAAATATAAGTTTGCTTGCTGATAACGAATTAAATTTTTCAGAAAGTCAAAAACAAAGAGAAGGTGGAAATCTCTATTGGGGTGGAGCCGTATCAGATAATGTCCCAAACATTAGAAAGTAGGTATATCATGCGAAAAGAAGAAAAAATTGCAAAGAAAAGAAAAGAAAGACAAAAAAAATCAAAGGAAAAAGTTCTGAGAAGGCGTGAAGCTATTCGAAAAGATCGTAAAGAAGAAATGAAAAAAATTATGTTAGAAAAATCCGTGCAACCAAAACAGAACCCAATTGTGAACATGAAGAAAGTTGACGCTACAATCAACAATCAAGATGAAAAAATTAAAGAGCAACTGTTGAAGAATCAGGAAATTCTCAAGGCATTAGAACAGGAGTTCTTGAAAGAACAACAAAATCGAGAAGATTTGGCTGAAAATTTGGAATCTGAAGGTCATGGATCGCTTCAAGAAAAACTTAACGCCATGCACAAAAAAGTTGTTGAGTCAGAAGAAAAATTGAAAAACCCTGAATCTTCCATCAACATTTAATTTTTAAAAGAATAGTTTTTTTTATAAATTAATCTTGCAAGCAAAACACTACATATGATACTATTTAACGAAGTAGGGCATTTGGCCCAAACTTTTTAACTTTTACACTACGAGGTGAACTATGGGATTTGACTACGAACCACTTGATATCAACGAAATTAGACAAGAGGCCAAAAGAGTAAACTCTGAAGGTCCAAACGGTGCTGACAGCGAGTACCTGCAAAAATTTGTTCGAATGCCAGATAGGGATGGATTCGTCATGATGCGATTTCTTCCTAAGAAAAAGGGGCAAGACCTTTTCTGTGCTACACGAGTTCATACGCTGACCAATCCTACAACCAATCAGAAAAAAACCTATCATTGTTTGCGTAATTTGGTCGATACAGAAAAAGGTAAGCAATGGCGTGGCGATTGCATTATTTGTAAATATTATTCTGATTTGTGGCAAAAATCAGAAGGAATGTCAGGCAAAGAGCAGGAAAATCTACAAAATAAAGCTAGAGAGCTTAAGCCTGTCGAAAGATATTATTACAATGTCATAGTTAGATCTGAGACAGATCCAAAAACGAAGAATACAGTCTCTAATGTTGGACCTAAAATCTACTCTTGCGGTAAGCAGGTTCATGCCAAAATACTTCGTGCTATTTTAGGCGATGAAGCTGCAGGAGAAAAATCTTTGGGTGATATTACTCATCCAAAAAATGGCAGAGATTTCAGACTTGTAAAGAAAGTTGTAAAAAGCGGTAACAGAGAATATCCAAATTACGACTTTTCTAAGTTTGAAGACGAATCATCTGCTGGCTCTTCAGAAGAGTTGGAAAAGTGGTTCAACACTCTCAACGATTTGTCAAGTTTGAGAAAAACAAAAACTCAAGATGAACTTAAACACGCTTTAAGAGTTCATACCGGAATGATTGTCGAAGGAGAATCTTCTGGAGAATTAGATGAGTTCTATCAAAAATCGCCAGTACAACATTCTTCTGCTAAATCAGCTATAGAGACAGTAGTTTCTGGTTCTGATACGATTAGGGAAGAAGTGTTAAGTCAAAAACAAGCTGCAAAAAATGTAATAAGCGAAGATGAATCTTTAGCTGATGACGATTTTTTAAAACAGCTAGACGAAATTAATTAAATTCTAATACAAAGCGTGGGCGTACAAAATAAGTGCGTTCACGCTTTTTTTCAATTCAAATAAAATACAAAGGAGATATTATGGCTCGTAAAAAAGTCGAAGATGATTCATTCTTTCAACTGTTGGCAGATGAAACTGGCGGGGATATTGTTTCTGAAATTGACAGTGTAAAATATTTTGTAGATAGTGGAAACTTAGCTATAAATTATATATGCAGTGGCAAATTCATGGGCGGTGGTGTTCCGGGTGGCAAACTTACTGAAATTTATGGACCTTCATCAAGTTCTAAGTCTTTGATTGGCACAAATGTTTTGTTTGGTTGTCAGCGAACTGGTGGCATAGCAATTTTGGAAGATTGTGAAAATTCCGCAAACAAAGAGTTTATTCAAAGAGCTTCTCATTGTGATCTGACCAAGATAGTTAGACATACCCCACAAACATTAGAAGATGTTTTTCTTAAAATGTATAAATCGATTGAATTTATTAGAACTAAGAAAAAAGATTCTCCAATAGCAATTGTTTACGATTCTATTGGGGTGAGTCCATCTGCACGAGAATTAAGGGAAGTAAATTTACCCGAAAATGCTTCTAAGGCTGATTTTAAAAGGATAGTCGGAGCTAACGAGCAGCCGGGAGAAAGAGCAAAAATTTGTTCAAGAGAATTTAGAAAACTTAACACTGTAATGGAAAAAAACAATGCCACAGTGGTAATTCTAAATCAGACTCGATCTAAAATTGGAGTTTTGTATGGTAACCCAACAACAACTGCTGGTGGTGGGAATGCATTGCCGTTTTATGCTTCGTGTAGGCTAGAAACAGCAACTATGAAAAAAATAGAGTACAGGCTTAGTGCTAAAAAAACCAAGATACTTGGAATTAACATTCGTGTAAAGAATGTTAAAAACAAGACGCACAGACCTTATATTTCTACTGAAAACATACAATTGCTTTTTGAACACGGCATTAATCCAATTAGCGGTCTTTTGTCTTGTCTGCTTGATGCAAATAGAATTGTTGCAAAAAGTGCTGGTAATTTTATTGTCGCAGAAGGATTTTCTAATGGCGAAGAAATAAAATTTAAAGCATCTTTAGATAAAAACGAAATGCCTTTAGATATTTTGCTCAAGTGTCCAGCTTTGATAGATGCAGCAACAGAACAAGAAGTTGCAGACTACTTGGAACCTTTCAAGGATGCAATGAATTTCCAAATTGGTGGAGATGTTATAGAAACAGATGTCACCAATTTGGACAACGCAGATGATGTCATTGACACTGAAATAGAAGATTAAATAGCAGTAAATTGTGATTTGCTTATTTTTTTCAGTGTTATTCCGATTTTTTTAATATGGTTTTTTGCTTTTTTAATTTGGGAATAGATGTTTTTTTCATCTATTCCCTTTTTTTTATATTTTGTAATAAGTTTGTTTGTGTCTATCATTTTTTTTTGTTGTAGTGTTTTAATTATTTGTGAAAAAATTAAATTGTTATTATTTTCTTCTTTGTTATTCAAAACTTTGATTGTTTTGCATTTAATATCTTCTTGTTTGTGATTTGTATCACATATTAGATTTGCTAATTCTTCAATATTATTTATCATTTTGTGATTTGTGTTAACAATTGATAATTCTGCATTGAATGTGTTTGCAAATTCAATCAGATGTTTTGTAAACTTTTTATTTGTAATGAACCTTCTTTTATCTTTTAATTTTATCATAAGACAATTCATAAAAACTCCTTATAATGTTGTCTTTATATTATAAATGGAATTTAAAGTTCTTGACAACAAGGTGGCTATGAATAACTGCAATATTAAAAGGCGTTTTGGTGTAGAAATAGAGATAAATGCTTTTGACGGTAGAAATAGACCAGTGGGACAAGAGTTTGGAGCGATGCCAGAGGGCATTCATGAAGTAGCCAACATTGTTCAGAAAAATGTCAAAGAAAAAGTTTTTATTCAAAAATGGGGAAACAATCACAATAATGACTCTTGGATTTTAAAACCTGATAGTAGTTGTGGAATTGAAGTTTGCACACCAGTTTTAAAAGGTTTGAACGGTGTGCATGAAGTGTGTTCTGTGGTTGATGCATTTGGAAATGAATCAAAAATAAAAGCAGATGATAGATGTTCGTTTCATGTGCATGTAGATATAAATGATCTCAGTAAAGATCAGATTGCATCGGTGTTGACATGGTGGATCAAATGTGAATATATTTTTGCAAATATAGTTCCTTTATCTAGAAAAAAAAATAAATATTGTCAACTTATATCGTTTTCAGATGTTGTTGATTCTGTTAAGTATCCATTGATGAGTTCTTCATCTTTGATTTTTTCGTTGGGGAGACATAAGTATTTTTCTGTTAATACTTATCATTTGTCTAACAATAAAAGAAAAACTATAGAATTTAGAATTATGGATTCTTCTTCTTGTTGTAATTATTTCGATGCTAAGAATTATATTTTGTTTTTGCTGCACTTTGTAAACATTACTTCTAAATTGCCTTTGCCAAATCATTATGAAGAAGGCAACCAAATGACTGGTTATTCGTGGTTGGATTTTAACAATGTATTAGATTTATTGGAATTTGATACTGATAAAACGCTATCCATTGGCATGTTAGAGGTAAAAAACTGGTTTTTCATGAGAATGAAACAAAACACTTTGTATGACATAGATGGAATATTTGGAAAATCTTTTAAAGAATACGAATATGATAAAATAATTTTAACAAATTGTCTGAATTTGCCATTATTTAACAATAAATTTTTGGAGGATAAGTTCTCCGAATAGGATATATACATTACAGAAGGTGAATATGTCGGACAACATCACAAAGATTGAAAGTTCGATTCGAGAGTTAAAAAATCTTGGTAAGATTTTAATTCCATATAATTATCCACATCAAAACTCAGAAGAAATTGAAGAAGATTTGTTGATTTTTAAGAGCAGAAAATTCATCATCGATGGATATTCTGTGATTGCTCATTATCAACGATGTGATTATGGAGATTACTACATGGATGTTATTCAACTTTATGGTGATTATAGTACATTTTTACCAATTTCTGTAAATTGCAAATTAGCAAAGTTATTTCTTGGAGATAAAGAATTATCTCTTATAGAAACTTATAAACAGCAAAAAAAAATATATTGTTGGACTGTTTATTTGAACAAGGAGGAAAAGGTGATTGAATCCCCGATTCGTAAAGAAGGTGATTTTTTTCATCGTTTCTATGACGGGTTCAAATACTTTTATATTCCTCCGAGTAAAGTTTTTTTTATTTAAAATTTTTTCGAGGTGCAATCATGTGCAAGAAAAAAATACAATCTATGATTGTTGAACATCTTATGAAACACGGACATATTCAACTACTTTTGCCTGATAATGTTACATTAGAAATAGGTATAACACAAGAAAATCAAAGTGGTAAGTTTGTAAAAAAAGATGATTATTGCTGGGTTATGGCATCTCAAAATGATCGCACTGCTTGTATAGATTCCTTTAATTTGGGATTGCGTTTTGCAGATGATAAAAACATATTGATTCTAGAAGATAGTTTTTTAAACCAAGACGGAGAACAGGTAAGGCGATTGGATGTAGTTTAAATACTTCCGTATATATTGCCTAATGTTTTTGAATGACTTATAATTCCTGTAGATAGTAGGAACAATTCGGTAGTTCCTACAGCCATTTGGTTTTCAGATAGAGGAACTAAGAAATCAACCCATATAATGAATCCATTATTTTCATATTGGAATCTGGATATCATTATTTGTGTACCTTTCTTTTTATATGATGTGTTTGGAATAAACTCAAAATTACTTTTGTGTTCATCAACTAATTTGTTGATTGTTTTCAATAATTTTGGAGCATCTAAAAAATCTGCCCATTTGGAAACGAGTAATTCTTCAAACTTTTTTCGGTTAAACAAATTTTCCATAATTGAGGTTTCTGATGAAAAACATTGATCAGTTTTTAAAAGAGTATTTTTACAGACTTTCCGATGAAAATTTGAAAGTGTTACATAGCAGGCTTCATTTTCGATATCAGGGAGATATTGCAGAAGTGTTAAATTTTGTTGGAAACAACAAAGATTTTGATCGTTGGTTGGGTGGTGCCAACGGTTGTTTTGATTTATATCAAATGGTTGATAGTATGCACGAAGTTGTAAATCGTGAATATCAAAAAAGATTTGATGTTCATCATCGATAAAATACATAGATGACAGTCTAAATAATCATATTCCATTCTATGGAGTTGTATGATTATTTGGAATTGTCCAATATGTAAAACTGACGATATATCTTTAAAATATAAATCTGGCAGAATGAAGGTTTGTAAAGATTGCCAGAGATATAAAAATATACAAGGTAATTGTTCCGTAAAAAGAAAAAGAAAAAAGTCTCCTCAAAATTTAATATCACAGGAAGAATTTTTGTCTTGGATAAAATCAAATCCAAGAAATTGTTTTTATTGTGGTATTTGTGAAGAAGATTTATCAAAACTTTTTATTTATTCGCAAATTGGTTTGTTGGTGGAATCTTTGGGTGTTGATCGAATTAACAGCGAAAAAGATTACACTTTAGATAACATTGCGTTATGTTGTTTGGCTTGCAATAAAGTGAAAAGCAATTGTTTTTCGCAAGATGAAATGTTTTCCCTTGGCAAAGTCATTTCTGAAATTTGGGAAAACAGAAAAAAATCTTATTTGCCATTCTAGTCTTTTTAAATTTTTATCTTTTTGTTATCATGTCTAATTCAAACAAAGGGCATTATTATGGAAGAGATTGTTGAAATAAAAGATCAATTCGAATTAGTAGATTGTTCAAAATATCCTTTTGCCAAATGGGAATTTGAAAAATTTAACCCAGTTCAAAGTAGAATATTTGAAATATTTGAAGAAGATGCCAATGTGTTAGTGGCTGCAAAAACGAGTGCTGGTAAAACAGTGATTGCTGAAATGTTTCTGGCACATGAAATAAGAAAAAGAGGTGGCAAGGGTATGTTTCTTGCTCCGCTTAAGGCTTTGGCTCAAGAAAAAATAGATCAGTGGACTGATGCATCTTATCATTTCTTCGATGCAAACATTTCTATTTGCACAGGCGATTACAGAATCACAGACAAGAGACAAGATGAATTAAAAAAATCTGATCTTATCATTATGACATCGGAAATGTTGAATCATCGAGCTAGAAATATAAATTCTGAAAAAAGTTTGTATTTAAAAGATATAGGCACATTAGTTATTGATGAATCTCATTTACTTACAGTGCCGGGACGAGGTGAACATTTGGAAGTTGGATTAATGAAATTTACGCAAATTAATCCAAATTGTAGAGTTGTTTTTTTATCGGCAACTATGCCAAATGTCAAACAAATAGCAGAGTGGTTATCTAAACTTAACAATAAAAAAACTTATATTTTAGATTCAGAATATAGACCAGTACCTTTGGGAATTCATTATGAAAATTATGATGATGACAATTGTTACAGTTACGATATGGAAGAAAAAGCTAAAATAGAGAAAGCTTTAGACATCGTAAATGATTATCCAGATGATAAGTTTTTAGTATTTGCCCACACAAAAAGAACTGGTGAATTGATCACCAAAACATTTAAAGCCAATTCAATTGATTGCGAATTTCACAATGCTGATTTAGATAAATCAAAAAGAATAGATTTAGAAAAAAGATTTAAGAAAAAAGACGGACTGCGAATTATTGTTGCGACTCCAACCTTGGCTTGGGGAGTCAACACACCAGCTAGACGAGTTATAATTCTTGGAGTTCATCGTGGCAAAGACGAAGTTGAAACTTATAATGTAACTCAAATGGTTGGCAGATCAGGAAGATTGGGCATTGATCCTCGTGGAGATGCATATATTTTATTGCCAAACTCTGATGCAAAAAGACACAGAGATAGATTAAACGCACCTCAACAAATTATTTCAAAACTTTTAGAAAAACCTAGAAATCTTGCCTTTCATTTGGTTAGCGAAATTTTTCATGAGAATATTGAAAAAATCGAAGATATAAACACTTGGTTTGAAAGATCTTTGGCTTATTTTCAATCAAGGCACTTAAATCCTACATATGTAAATCAAATTTTAAAAGAAATGATAGATAAAAAAATTGTATTTGATAATGATGGTATGCTAAAAGTTTCAAGCATAGGGAAAATAGCGAGTATTTTTTATTTTTCTCCTTTTGATATTGCTGATTACAGTAAGAATTTTTATTTTTTATTTAAAGACAATAAACAAAAATCTGATTTACATGTGGCTTTATGTTTGGCTAATATAGATTCAAACAAAGCTAATATTGTCAATTCTGCGGAGAAACAAGAACTAAGCTTGTTTGATAAAAAGCTACAAAGAGATTGTTTTTCTGAATATAAATTTTTTACAGAGGGTATAAAAAAAGCAGCTTTTTGTTATTACAACTTGTTAAATGGATCGCATGTGACCAGTCTTGCTGGATATCAAAGAGGCTTGCAAACTGATTTTGAAAGAGTTCAACAAATTTTATTGGCACTAGATTCTATGAGTGGTAAATGGGGTCAGGAAGCTTTTTTTCAAGAAGTTGCATCTAGGATTGGTTATGGAGTTCCTGCACATCTTATAAATTTGTGTCGATTGCCAAACATTGGAAAAGTAAGGGCAACAAAACTTTACGATTTGGGCTTCAAGAATGTTGATGCTGTAAACGAGATAGACCATGACAAGTTGAAGAAAATTTTAAATATGAAAGAAGATTTAATCAAAGAGATTAAAGAAGTAGCATCAAGACTTTCTGCGCTTTAATTTTTCAATTTTTTGTTTTAACTTTGTAATATTTAAATACCCTTTAGAACCTCGTTTTACGGACCTAGCTCTGTAAAATATTTTTGAAGACAGTAGGTTCTTTGGAGTGCATTGCGTATCCACCCAACAAGGATCACAACAACCGGCACCGTCACCAGTAGGAATTATTTCAACTGTAATTTCTTCTCCATCCAGTAATTCAATACTGTCTACTTCTTCAGTAATTGTTGTTCCGTTAACTACAAGATCAAATTTGCAAGTTCCCACTGCTGCCGTTGGAAACAAGAAACCATCACCCACCATTCTTATGACAACATCTGGTCCAAAATTTGTTTGCCCATTAGTTCCGTCAACTATTTCAAGACAACAACCATCGGTTTCTAAAGTTACCTCTACTAGTTCACATGGCAGAGAGCAACTGGCATTTAAAGCAAATACAAAATTGTCATCGTTTGCTTTTTGTTTGTTTTTATGCATGAATTTTGGAAAAGGAATTAAATGTGTTCCTATATTCACTGTTTCCCAATTTTCTTTCTCTGCAGTGTCCCAATCTGCATTTTCAAAATCAATTGCTCGATATCCCGGAGCAGATGGAGATGGAGATGGGGTTGGAGATGGAGATGGAGATGGGGTTGGATCTTCGCATTTACATCCTTCTGGGTTTGTTTCTTCGTTGTAGGCTGGTCCTAATTCAAAAGTCAATGTAATTGAAGTGCAACACGGTGGTGGACAACATTTAGAATCTGGGCATGAACAGCCACAGACTGAGCCTCCACTAACACCATTTACAAAAGGACCCGTACAAGCCATTGGATTTAATTCTTTTCTTTACCAAAGAAATTTTTGGGATATTCTATTTTTACTGTGCCGTTACCATCGGTTGGATTGCCTTGATCGTCTTCGGTCCACCATCTTACCTGTTGCACTTCAATTCCAAGTTCGTCCATATGACATCGGTCATTTTGTTGTACGGGAAGATGGTACTCAACCCCATTAACAAGAATTGCTACTTTACATTCTTTTTTTTCGTGATTGTAAAGCAAGCAATTTTTACAAATTGGTTCTACATTCTTCATATGCAATTATAAGCAATATTACTGGTTAAAAAACAGACTTGGTAGTTGATATTATTTTACAAATAAAATATGATGTATAAAACCTTAAAGGGGAAAATTATGAAAATTGTTGGCTTTGCTTCGCAACTAGCTATGGGAAAAGATACTGCTGCTGATTATTTGGCACAAGAATTAAACAGAGTTCAAACTGTTGGTGACTGGGAACGAGGAGCTTTTGCAAATGCTGTTAAAGATACATTTTGCAGGGCTTTTAATGTAGATAGAGATTTCTTGGAAAAGTGGAAAAGAATAGATGAGCCACCTCCCGGAATGCTCATGAATATAAGAAAATCTTTACAATTTGTTGGAGATGGATTTAGAAAAATTGTAAGTGATATTTGGATTGATATAGCTTTACGGGACAATTCTAAACAACTTGTTATATCAGATTGTCGTTACATTAACGAAGCAAAACACATCCGTGAAAAAGAGGGCGTAAATGTTATCATTTATAGACCCGGATATTTTAACAATGATGAAAATCCATCGGAAGCACAAATAAAACCTATTATTGAGTGGTGTCTAAAAAATCAAAAGGAAGGTGAAATAATTCACAATGATCCGAATGCTCCAGAGGGAAGTAAGTATTATGACTTTTTTTTAATTAACGACAAAGAAATATGTGATTTGCATTTTAAGATTAGAGACTTACTTGTACCCTACATTGAGAGAGTTTATAAATGTTCTTAGAAAATACTACAATACAACCTCATGTGATTGTAAAAAAAGGTTGGGGACACGAACAGTGGATTTGCAATAATGATAAATATTGTGGTAAATTTTTAATATTTGATCCAAATAAAAAATGTTCGGTTCATTATCACATAGTGAAAGATGAAGTTTTGTATGTTGACGAAGGTTCTATTACATTAATTTATTATTGGTTAAATTCAGAGAATAAAAATAAAATTGAATTGAAAAAAGGCATGTCATTTCACATTCAAACAAATTGTGTACATCAAATGATTGCAGGCGAGCATGGGGCCAAAATTATTGAGTTTTCTACACATCATGAAAATTCAGATAGCATAAGATTGGAAGCTGGTGATTAGTATTTATGGTTTTCTCTTACTGCATTTTTAAGTTTTCCTATACCAACTTCTGTCATTACCATGAATTGCCAGCCTCTTGCTTGACAATGATGTTGACAAGCAGCCCATTTTGCTTGATTTTTTGGTAATTGTGTTTGATTTGCTGGTTTTATTTCCCATATTTCAACATGACCATCTATAAAATAAATACTTAAATCTGGATTGTATTCGTGTTTTTCACCTTCAAAAATGTAATCTATTTTGAAAGGTTCTACATCATATTTAATTATTTCTGTTATGTTTTCTAGGCATTCGTATACTTCTACTTCATATCCACTCCTGTAATGCATCTCTTTTCCGTTTTTCGCAGACATAAAATATCCTTCACGAAACTTGGGTTTTCTTGAAGTTAATTTTCCATTTTTTTTATCTATATCTTTCCATATGGTTGCTCGCATCTGTCCAATTTTAGGAATATTTTTTTCATTTGGATGTTTTGATTTAAAGTGCAATCTAAGATCTCTTACAGGACAACCACATCTTTGTAAGGGACAAATAACATAATCTCTACCCATTTCGTGAACAGCTTTAATGTGGCTACAATATTCTGAATACTCTGTATACGACATACCACATACAAAACATTGATATTTTCTAATGTGCTGATTTTTTTGAAATGGAAATGTCATTTTATTTTTTTGTGAAGTATTTTTTCAACTTCTTCTCTATCTAAAACTTTTATTTTTTTCATTTGTTTGATGCTGAACATAGATTCTGATTTTTCATCTTCTAAACTTTTTACAAGATTAATAGCTAATACCCTAATTTCGTTTTTGATGCTTTTGTGTTCGTCTTTATCATGCATAGTTGCAAAAGCCATTCTTCCATCTTCTGAAGATCCATATATTTCACCATCTTTTT